GCTGGGCCTCGTGGACATGGACACCCCAAAGCCACCGACCCCGCCAAAGCCTGACGCGCCCCTTGATGCGCCAACCGAGGTCGACCCTGGCGTCACGCAGGCGCGCAAGGACGAGCGGCGCCGCAGGGCTGCAGCAGCAGGCGCAGGCAGCACGATTCTGACTGGCGCAGGTGGGCTAAACACAACCGCTCAGACCGGGCAGAAAACGCTCTTGGGGGCATGATATGGCTGATTCGTTGCGTCAACGCCTGGATCGCCGCATGTCTCAGCTCAAAACCGAGCGTGACCGTGGCTGGCTCCCGCTGTGGCGCGACATCAGCGACTACATCGCGCCAGATATGGGCCGCTGGAATCTGAGCGACGCCAACGAGGGCAAGCGCAGGGACCAGCGGATCATCAACAGCACGTCGCGTGCGGCGCTGAAGATCCTGGCATCTGGCATGTTCTCCGGCATGACCAGCCCATCTCGACCGTGGTTCAAGCTGGCCACGCCTGATGCTGCGCTGATGGAGTTCGGGCCGGTCAAGTCCTGGCTGCACCAGGCCGAGCGCGTCATGCAGGACGTGTTCGCGCGCTCCAATCTGTACAACGTGCTGCCTACTCTCTGCGGCGAGCTGGGCGGTTTTGGCATCGGCGCCATTGCCTGCATGCCGGACGATGACGAATTCGTGAGGTTCTACAACTTCACGGCCGGCAGCTACATGGCTGCAACCAGTTCGCGGCAACAGGTTGACACGCTCTACCGCGAGTTCCGCATGACAGCGCGCCAGATGGAGCAGCAGTTCGGGCGCGACGCGATGAGTCAGGCCGCGCAGAGCCTGCTCAGCAGCAACCCGGATGCGTGGATTGACGTCTGCCACGCAGTTGAACCGAACGACAAGCGCGATTCTGGCAGGCCAGACAACCGCAATATGCCGTTCAGGTCCGTGTATTGGGAGAAGGGTGGGGATTCCGACGCGCTGCTGCGGCAGTCCGGGTTCCAGACCTCTCCGATCATGGTGCCGCGCTGGGATGTAAACGGTGAGAACGTCTACGGCCACGGTCCAGGCTCAGTGGCGCTCGGTGATACCAAGGCCCTGCAGCTGATGGAGAAGCGCAAGGCGCAGATGCTCGAGAAGCTGGTGAACCCGCCCATGGGCGCTCCGGCTTCACTGCGCGGCCAGCGTGCGTCGATCCTGCCAGGCGACATCACATACCTGGACATGACGAACGTCGGCCAGCAGTTCGCGCCGCTGCATGAGATCAACCCGTCGGCCTATACGGCATTGCGCGGCGAGATCGAGGCACACGAGGAGCGGATCAACTCGGCCTTCTTCGTCGACCTGTTCCTGATGATCAGTTCGATGGATGACGTCCGCACTGCGACAGAGATCGCGGCGCGCAAGGAAGAGAAGATGCTGATGCTCGGGCCAGTGCTCGAGCGGATGAACGACGAGCTGCTCGACCCGCTGATCGATCGGGTGTTCAACCTGATGATCGAGCAATCTTCACCGCGCTGGTCTGGCCTGCTGCCTGGCAAGCCTCTGCTCCCGCCGCCTCCGCAAGAGCTGGCAGGCATGGATCTGAACGTCGAGTACGTTTCGATCCTCGCTCAGGCGCAGAAGGCGCTCGGGGTCACTGGCATCGAGCGCGTGGTGAGCTTCGCTGGGAACCTGGCTGGCATCTACCCGGACATCGTCGACAAGCTCAACCTCGACCAGGCTGTAGACGAGTACGCCGGCATGTCTGGTGTGCCGCCGACGATCATTCGTTCAGACGATGAGGTTGGCCAGATTCGCAAGGCCCGCGCCGATGCTGCTCAGGCCGAGGCCATGAACCAGCAGATGCTGGCCGGCATCCAGGGCGCCAAGCTGCTCTCTGAAACCGACGTATCCAACGACAACGCACTGACCGCACTGGTAGGCCAATGACCAACGCAAGCGATGAGCGCTCCCTGAAGAAGGCTGAGCGCGAGGAGCGGCTGTCCCGCGAAACCCTCGAGGCTGACTTTCGCTGGCTGATGGACGACCCGCGAGGGCGCCGCATCGTCTGGCGCCTGATGGCCAGGTGCAAGGTGTTCGAACCCGTCTTCAACACGCACGGCGGGGTGATGAACTTCAACGAGGGCCGGAGAGATACCGGCCTTTTTCTTTTGGGCGAGATCGACCGGCTGTGCCCCGCGCAGTTCGCAGTGATGGCAGCAGAGAACGCCCGCCAACCCGAGGAAACAGAAACCAATGACTGACTCGACTCAAGCAAGCGCTCCGGAAGCCACCACCAGCGCAGCGACAGACGTTCAGTCCGGAGCCACTGTTGAAACCCCTGAGCAGGCCCCGGCGACCCCGGAAACGCCCGCACCGGAGAAAACAGATGGCGACGGCCAGCCCCAAGGGGCGCCTGAGGATTACGCCGACTTCAAGCTCGCCGACGGCGCAGAGCTCGATGCGGAAGTGCTGACCAGCTTCAAGGGCATCGCCAAGGAGCTGGGCATCTCGCAAGAGGCAGCACAGAAGCTGATCGACCTGCAGGGCCAGCTCGATTCGAAGCGTATGCAGGCGCTTGAGGCGGCTCAGGCCGAACAGTCGCAGCGCTGGGCCGACGCCGTGAAAGCGGACAAGGAGCTTGGTGGCGAGAACTACGACAAGACCGTAGAGACCGCCGTCAAGGCCGTGGAGAAATTCGGAAGCCCTGAACTGCGCGCCCTACTGAACGAAACCGGAATCGGTAACCACCCCGAACTGGTGAAGTTCTGTCATCGCATTGGCAAAGCACTGTCCGAAGACAGCCTCGTGATGGGCGGCGATCAAAAGCCCGGCGCCCGTACCGCTGACGTGCTCTTCGGCGACATCAACTGAGTTGAGGACTGACACATGGCAACCCTGAATACCACCAACCCCACGCTGGCGGACCTCGCCAAGCGCAAAGACCCCGATGGCAAGATCGCCAAGATCATCGAGCTGCTGAACGGCACCAACGAGATTCTGGACGATATGCCCTGGATCGAAGCCAACGACGGCACCGGCCACAAGACCACGATCCGCTCCGGCCTGCCGCAAGGTACCTGGCGCAAGCTGAACTACGGCGTGCAGCCCGAAAAGTCGACCACCGTACAGGTGCGCGACGGTACCGGCATGCTGGAGACCTACGCCCAGGTCGATAAGAAGCTCGTGCAGCTGTCGAAGGACAAAGCCGGCTTCATGCTCTCCGAGCACAAGGCGTTCCTCGAGGGCCTGAACCAGAACATGGCCACCCAGCTGATCTACGGCGATGCTTCGCTGAATCCGGAGAAGATCACTGGTCTCGTTCCTCGCTTCAACAGCAAGAGCGCCGAGAACGGCCAGAACATCATCGATGCCGGCGGAACAGGCTCGAACAACACCTCGATCTGGCTGTGCTGCTGGGACGAGACCACCATCCATGGCATCTACCCGGAAGGCACCGTTGGCGGTCTGCAGGTTGGCGCGAACAAGGAGGAGACTCTTTCGGATGCCGCTGGCGGCATGTACGAGGGCATCCGTACCCACTACGAGTGGAACGCTGGCCTCACCCTGCGCGACTGGCGCTATGTGGTGCGCATCGCCAACATCGATGTCACCGCGCTGACCAAGAACGCTTCGGCCGGTGCTGACCTGATCGACCTGATGGTCCAGGCCATCGAGCTGCTGCCGAACGCCCGCGTCGGCCGGCCGGTCTTCTACGGCAACCGCACCGTCCGCAGCTTCCTGCGCCGGCAGATCGCCAACAAGTCCAACGTCTGGCTGAACATGGAAGAGGTTGCAGGCCGCAAGGTCATGACCTTCGACAGCGTTCCGTTCAAGCGCGTTGACGCCATCCTCAACACCGAGGCTCGCGTGGTTTAAGCCGCGCAGCCTCTGACATAGGAGAGATCCAAATGGCGATCATCGATCGTTTCCTCCAGGTCTCCGCTGCCCAGGCGGTTACCGCTTCTGCTGCATCGACTGACGTGATCGACGCAGGCGCAACCAAGAACGCCAGCATCGGCCGCGACATCGGTGCTGGCACTCCGCTGGTGATGGAGTTCGACGTGCTGACCGCGCCGACTGCAGCAGGCGCCGCAACCGTGACCTTCTCGGTTCAGGACTCGGCCGACAACAGCTCCTTCGCTGATGTCGTGGCCACTAAGGCCGTGCCGATTGCGGAGCTTACTGCCGGCAAGCAGGTATTCCTGCCGCTACCGCCCGGCCTGCGTCGGTACGTGCGCGCCTACTACACCATCGGCACCGGTCCGCTTACCGCGGGCGCCTTCAACGCCCAGGTTGTAGACGGCGCCAACTTCCAGCGTGCCTATCCGGACCTGTTGTAAGGAGGTAGCCGATGCGAGTCAAGGCAACAGCAGTGGGCTTCTACGGGAGCCTGCGTGAGGTCGGCGAAGAGTTCGACATCAAGGGTAAGGACGACCTCGGCGCGTGGGTGGTCGAAGTCGAAAAGCCCGAACGGGCAAAGCCCGGCCAAAAGCCGGCCGCCAAGCCTGAAGAGTCCGGCGTCCTGCCTGACGCGTAACACCAAGGGGCCTCCGGGCCCCTACTCATTTCCGGAGATCGCATGGCCAGTGTCGTTCAAATCTGCAACATGGCGCTCACCCGCATCGGGCAGAACCAGTTCATCGACTCGATCGACGAGCAGAGCAAGGCGGCCGAGCTGTGCGCGCTCCACTACGAGCAGTGCCGCGACGAGGTGCTGCAGGCGTTCCCTTGGCCCTTTGCCGAGGCTCGTGTTGCGCTGGCTGATATCGGCTCGCCACCGCAGAACTGGGCGTTTCGCTACCGCTACCCGGTCAACTGCCTGCAGGCGCGCCGTATCAGCGTGCCAGGGCTCGAGATGCCCACTGCAGAGCAGCGCGTGCCGTTCAAGGTCGTGAACGCGGCCGGCGGCCGGGCCATTCTGAGCAATCAGGAGCAGGCCGAGCTGGTCTACACGGTGCGCGTCGAGGATACGACCTACTTTCCGCAGATGTTCGTCAATGCGCTGGCGTGGCGCCTTGCTGCCGAGCTTGCTATGGGGCTGCAGGCCAGGCCAGAGAACTACTCGTCCGCGATGCAGAATTACCAGATGACCATCAGCCAGGCCCAGGCCCTCGACCTTTGAAGAGAGCGAGGAGGGCCCGGTTCCAGAATCCGAGTTCATACAGGCGCGCAACTGATGGGCAACAGCATCATTCAGCCGTCGTTCGCTGCGGGCGAACTGGCGCCGTCCCTCTACGCGCGCGTCGATCTGGCCCGATACCAGACCGGCCTGCGCCTGTGCTCGAATTTCTTCGTGATGCCTTATGGGGGCGTCAAGAATCGCCCTGGAACCCGATTCATCTACGAGGCCAAGGGCAGCGGGAAGGCCCGCCTGATCCCGTTCCAGTTCAATGATGAGCAGACCTATGTCCTAGAGTTCGGCGACCTCTACATGCGCGTCTACAAGGATGGCGGCATCGTAGAGTCGAGCCCGGGCGTGCCGTATGAGATCGTCACGCCGTTCACCGAGGCCCAGCTGTTCGACCTGAACTACACGCAGTCGGCTGACGTGATGACGATCGTTCACCCGTCGCATGCGCCGCGCGAACTGTCGCGCCTGGATCACGACAACTGGACGCTGGCGGCGATCAGTTTTGTGCCGAGCATCAATGCTCCGACAGGCCTTTCTGCCGCCGCGCGCTCTGGAGGCTCTGGCGATACGACGACCTTCCGCTACGTAATCACTGCCGTATCCGATAGCGAGGTTCCCGAAGAAAGTCTGCCGTCAGCTGCGGCCAGCGTGGCCAGCTGGGATAACAAGCCCGGCGCCGTGCTTAGCTGGTCTGCGGTCACTGGCGCCGACTATTACAACGTCTACAAGGACAACAACGGTTCCGGCATCTACGGCTTCATCGGCAAGGCTGACGGGCTGTCGTTCACAGATATCAACATTGCGCCGGTCAAGACCGACACGCCGCCGACTGGCAATAACCCTTTTGTAGGCACTGGAAACTACCCTGGCGCCGTCGGCTACTACCAGCAGCGCCTGTGCTTTGCAGGTAGCGACCTCGCACCCCAGACCGTCTGGATGAGCAAGACCGGTAGCTTCCGGAACTTCGGCTATGCAACGCCGGTGAAGGATGACGACTCGATCACCTTCACTATTGCATCACGCCAGGTTCACAGGTTCCGCCACATTCTGCCGCTGCGCCAGTTGCTGGGCCTTACGTCTGGCGGCGAGTGGGTTGTCACTGGCGGCGAAAACGGCATCACGCCGAAGACCGTCAAGGCTGAGATTCAGAGCTACAACGGTGTGTCGAAGATTCCGCCGATCGTGATCAATGACTCGGCCATCTACGTGCAGCAGCGCAACAACGCAGTCTNCTCGCTGGCCTACACCTTCGAGGCTGACGGCTTTGCAGGCGATGATCTGACCAAGTTCTCGCCGCACTTCTTCCGCGGGCACACCCTGATCGACTGGACTTATCAGCAGATCCCGGACCGCCTTGTGTGGGCGGCTCGTGACGATGGCGCGCTGCTGGGTATGACCTTCCTTCCGGAAGAGCAGTTGCTCGCCTGGCATCAGCACCATACGGACGGCGTTGTCGAGTCGGTGTGCAGCATTGCCGAGGGGCAGATGGACGCGCTTTATCTGCTCGTGCGCCGCACCATCAACGGCGCGACGAAGCGTTACATCGAACGCATGGCTACCCGTGACTTCGAGGATGCGGAGGATGCGTTCTTTGTCGATTGCGGGCTGACCTATGACGGCAGGAACAAAAACGCTGCGGCAACACTGAAGCTCAGCGGCGGCACAGACTGGAAGTTCCCGCAGCTGGTAACAGTCACGGCGACCGGTCACACGCCATTCACTGCCGGCAGCGTTGGCCGCACCTACCGGCTGCGCTCTGGCACAGAGATGGTACGGGTTGAGGTCACGGCCTACACGTCATCGACGGCGGTTACCGCCAAGCTGCTGGAGATATGCCCGGAAAGCCTGCGCGATGTAGCTGTGAGCGACTGGGCACTGATGGCCACGACCCTCTCCGGGCTCGGTCACCTAGAAGGCAAGACGGTTTCCATTCTGACCGATGGCGATGTGCATCCGCAGCGCGTCGTGTCGGGCGGATCGATCAGCCTGCAGCATGTGTCGGCGGTGGTTCATGCCGGCCTGCCGTATGTAGCCGAGATGGAAACGCTAGAGATCGACTGGGCTGACAGGTCATCCGCTACCCAGTTCGATAAGCGCAAGATCATTCCGACGGTTACGGCCTTTCTGGAGGCATCGCGGAACTTTTGGGCTGGCCCTAAGCGCGGCGCGAAGCTGTACGAGACAAAGCCGGAGTATCGCGAAACTTACGACTCACCTGTCGCCGCCACAGCCGGCATTACCGAGCTAAAGATCGAATCAGTATGGCAGGAGTCTGGCCGCGTCTACATCCAGCAGCCTGACCCGCTACCGCTCACCATTCTTGCATTGATCCCAGAGGTTACCGTCAGTGGCAAAAGCTGAAGTGCTCCCCTTGTCGGCCGCTGATGTTGCGAGTGTCGTTGCCGATGTTCGCCAGGCCGATGTGGATGAGATCGCCGAAGCCCTGCAAACGCCAATAGAGGGCGCGCTGGAGGAAGCCTTGGGTAACCACTGCAAGGCCTCGAAGATCGTGGTGGGCGGGCTGATTGTGGCCGTGTTCGGCGATTCCAGGCATGACGAGCAGATAGGCGTCCCGTGGCTGATCAGCACGCGCCACATCGAGCGGTTTCCGAAGGCGTTCTTGCAGGTTTGCAAGCCTGAAGTGGCCGAGATGCTGGACAGACATTCACTCCTGCTCAACTACGTTGACATTCGCAACACGGCGGCCATCCGCTGGCTGTCCTGGCTGGGCTTCAGCTTCGGTGAGCCTGAGCCATATGGCCCGCTAGGTATGCCGTTCCACCCATTCTGGATGAGGCGCAAATCATGTGCGTGAGTAACCTGTTCAACGCATACGCCAGCTACGAGCAGGGCAAGTACCTTGACGAGGTGGCGAAGGTAAACGCCGGCATCTCGAAGAAGGCAGCCGAGGATGCCATGCAGCGTGGTGGCGTCGCGGCTGATGAGCAGCGCAAGACCACTCAGCAAGTTATCGGCGCTCAGCGCGCGGGGTTTGCTGCGAACGGGATTGACGTGAACACCGGCACGGCTGGCCAGATCCAGAGCGACGCAGCTGCGCTTGGAGAGCTGGACGCATTAACCATCATGAACAACGCCGCGCGCGAAGCCTATGGCTACCGGGTGCAGGCGATGGATCAGCGGCAGCAAGGCAAGCTAGCGAAGTGGCAAGGCAAGATGGAAGCGTTCGGTTCTATCCTGGGCGGCGCCGAGAAGGGCGCCATGTTTGCAGCTGGAGGCGCCTGATGGCACGAGTCCCCGATTACTCGCAGCGCCAAGTCAGCTTGCGCCCGGTGAACTCCAACGGGTTCAGCATGCGGGCGCCGGATGCTTCAGGCTTCACCCGCGGCCTTGAGCAGGCAGAGAATGCCATGCTGCGCCAGGTCGAAAAGGAGCGCGAGAACGCCAATCGAGCAGCCCTGCTCGAGGCCGACAAGCAGCTGACCGACTGGCAGCACAACACGCTGTTCAACCCGGAAAGCGGTGTGTACACCCGCAAGGGCAAGAACGCGCTCGACGTGACCAACAACACGCTGTCCCAATTCGAGGAAGCGCAAGCGAAGATTGCCGACGGGCTCAAATCAGAAGAGCAGCGCGCCCTGTTCGCCCAGGTTGCTGCACAGCGCCGTGAGTCAATCTCGCGCGAGCTGAACCGCTACGAATACGGCGAGCGCCAGCGCTACTACGATGACGTCGACCGCGGTCAGCTCGAGACGGCCATGCAGGGTGCCGCACTGAACTACAACAACCCGGAGAAGATTGCCTACTACCAGCGCTCGGCCAATGAGGTATTGAAGGCGCAGGCTGAGCGCAAAGGTCTCCCGGAGGAGATGCTGCAGGCCAACCTGCTCCAGGCCAACAGCGGCATGGCGACGGCCGTTATCTCGCGCATGGTCAACGAGGATCCTGGGCGCGCGAAGCAGTACTTTGAGACTGCGCAAGGGCAGATGACTGCCGACGACCAGGTGCGTGTATCGAATCTGATCGACCGCGAGATCAAGCGCCGCGAAATCGAGGCCAGGCAGATTCAGGCGATCGCCCGGGCGGAGCTGTCGAGTCGCGTGTCTGATGCACAATCGGCTTACCTGTCCGGCTACGAGTTCGACAACCCGCCGAGCAAGTCGGACTTCATCGCGTCGTATGGTGCACAAGAAGGTGCAGACCGCTACGCGCAGTTCGAGAAGACTCAGCAGATCGGAAGTGCTATTCGCCAGGTGGCAATGGCCTCTCCAGAAGAGCGCGTCAAGCTGATCGAACAGT